TATAGTAAGTTATCAAATGCGTTTAGTGCAACATCAAGAACTATCAGAGAAGTTGATAGATTCCCTGCAAACTCACTAGGATTTGCTCCACAAAGACCAGAATTTGAAATTGTTGGTGCATTCGCTTCAGATCCAATCAATGTTTCAACTATTATTTCTGGTGATGGATCAACTCCCGGAACTGTTGTTACAGTTACAACTGCAACTCCACATGGATTAACAACAAACACACCAATCAAAATTAAGGGTGTGGATGTTTTTGATTACAACACATCAACTAAAGTTCAGAATGTAACTAGCAGCACAGTATTTACATATCTTTTACCATTTGTACGAGATAATTTACCAGCAACTCCAAGTGCTTCATCTGCAACAGTAACTATTGAAACTGATACTGTATCAGGTGCATCACCGTATATCTTCAACATATCTCTTCGTTCTGTATATGGAATGAATGGTATGCATGCAGACGGTGACAAGGCCACTGGTTTCAAATCAATGGTTGTTGCTCAGTTTACTGCGATCTCATTACAGAAAGATGACCGAGCATTTGTAAAGTATAATCAATCTTCGAGATTATATGAGGGTATTGATATTACAAAGGTTACAGGTGCAGAATTAGCATCTGGTGCATCTTCTCAAGATTCCTCAACAGTATATCATTTAGATTCTGATGCAGTTTATCGTCAGGAATTTGAAACAACTCATATTAAATTATCAAATGATGCAGTCATGCAGATTGTATCTGTATTTGCGATTGGATTTAATAAGCATTTTAACGCAGAGACAGGTGCTGATGCTTCAGTTACAAACTCTAACTCTAACTTTGGACAGTTTGCGATTGCATCTGATGGATTTAAGAAAGACGCATTTACAAAAGACAATAATGCATATATTACTCAGGTAATTACTCCAAAAGCAATTACTTCAACAGAAACAAATATTGACTGGCAGAGATTAGATGTTGGATTAACTACATCCGTTGGTATCACAAGTCATTTGTATCTATTTGGATTCAACACAAAAGATAATGTTCCACCCGTTGTAATTCAGGGTTATCGTGTTGGTGCAAAAACTAATGATGTTGTATCAGTTAACTTTGCAAGTGTAAATGATGGATCAAGTGTCACTGGTTATGGAACAAGTGATGCAAGTATATTGATGGTTGATAATGATATTTCAACTACAGGAATTACATCCGCACTTGGTACAACATCTAGTATCAAGAAATATACAGTTCAATCAGGCCCCACATCTAACATTTTAACTATTGGAACTCATGAGTTACTAACAGGAGAAAAGATAAGAGTTATAAGTGATGATGGTGATCTACCAGAAAATTTAACAGAGAACACAGTTTACTTTGCAATCAAACAATCAAGTACACAGATTAAAATTGCAGCATCTAAAACTAATGCAACATTAGGAACTGCAATTGTAATTCATGGTGGTACAAAATTACAGATTGAAAGTCGTGTATCAGATAAAGACTCTGGTGAAATTGGTTCACCAATTCAGTTTGACCCTGTAAACTCAAACTGGTTTATACATGCTGCAACTAATAATGATATCTACACTACAATGAATACATTGGGTGTTGGTAATCTTGGAAACAATACTCCTGTATCATTTATTAAGAGAATTGCAGACGAAAGATCACTAGATGAAAAAGTATATAAGTTAAGAGTTGTAGTACCAAAAGAACTTACAAATGCAAAGAATCCAGAAGAAGGATTTATCATTCAAGAATCTAGTTCTACAAATGTAAGAAATGTCGGAGACTTCACCAGAACTTCAATTACAGATCAAGATTATGACTTTGATCGTAATCCTAGATTTATAAGCACATGTTCTGCATCAGGAACTGCTATCACTGTAATCGCTGATGTACCACATAATCTAAAGGCAGGTGAAAGAATATTCGTCAAGAATGTAACTGACAATAGTGGAACTGCAACAGGTATATTCAATAAAGGTTACAATGGATCATTCCTTGTAAGCACAATTGTTGACGATAAAACATTTACATATCCTACAACAGACACAGCAGGTGTAACACATACAGTTGGTAATTTTACAAATGATATATCAACTCGTTCAACAACTCTACCAAGATTTGAAAGAAACAATTTACAGAGTAACTTCTATATCTATCGTAATGAAGTTATAAGTTCTTACATTAAGGATGTTCAAGATGGTATCTATCATCTATTTGTTCTTCATGCTGATAATGCAATTCCAACTGAATTTACAGGTGTTAAGTATGGTCAGAATGTAGTTGACTTGTATCCACAGTTAGATCGAGATAATAATCATTCAAACCCACCTGCTTCAGTATCATTTGGTAAGAGAGCTCCGATTGGTGATGTTTCAACAAATGATCTTAGAAAGAGTATTACAAGAGAGTCAACAGACAAACTCGTAAAAGATTTTGGATATGCCAAAATTATATCTGGTGTAAGTACAGGTGGTGCAATGGGAGTTGGACATACAACTCTTACATTCGATAGACCACATGGATTTGGAAGTATCGTTACAGTCGCATCCATTGTTGGTGGATCAGGTTTAACAAATGGCACATATCATAATGTTAAATTACTTAATGAGGGAACCACAACTTGGGATGGTGCAACAGCAAAGGTCACAGTTGCAAGTAATGGAGTCACAGGTGTAGAAATAATTGAAGGAGGTTCTGGATTCACAGGTACAGAAACATTAGATATTGATAATTCATTCACAGGTGGATCAGGTGCTAAAGTTGTTATTGGAGTCACAGGTATCAGTACAAATATAGGTGATTCATTACAAATCACTGGTGTTGGTACAGTCACAGATAATGTGGTAGCAATATCATCTGTTCGATCAACAACTTCAGTTTCAATCGCAGTCACAACTGGAGATCCTGATATTATTACAGGTCAGTTTGCAATCAATCAGGGGCCAAAAGCAACGGTATCAAGTGTATCAACTCTTGATTCTACGACTGGAATATCAACATTTACATTTACGAAGAGTCATGGATTTGTTGCAGGAAGTCCATTCAGAATATTAGATAATAGCAATAATAAGTTAGGAGACTTCTTTGTTAAGACTGTCGTTGGTGTTAATACATTCTCAGCAATAACTACAGTTCAGTTAGCATCCCCAACTACAGTTCTTCCAAATGGAATGGCACCTGCCACTCTTACATCTGATAAGGAAGATGAAAATATTGGTTCAAGAGGACTTGCATTCTATGATAATGAGACATTTAATCTTGGTGCAAATGTAACCACAGGAACTTCTGTCGAGATTAGTTTACCAAATGCGGGTATTGGAACCACAAGTAGGTTTGAATTAGGTTCTTATATACAGGTTGGTGATGAGATAATGAGAGTTAAGTCTGCAACCACTTCTGGTTCAGGCAATAATGAACTCACAGTGATTCGAGGTTCATTGGGAACAATTCAGGAAAGTCATTCAAGTGGTGAACAGGTTAAGAAAGTTAAACCAATACCAATTGAATTTAGACGACCATCTATTATTCGTGCATCTGGCCACACATTTGAATATCTTGGATTCGGGCCCGGTAACTACTCAACTGCATTACCACAGGTTCAGGTCAGAACACTTACAGAAAGAGAAGAGTTCTTAACACAGTCACAGGAGAGATCATGTGGTACTGTTGTTTACACAGGTATGAACAACAGAGGTGACTTCTTTATTGGTAATAAGAGAGTTAGTTCTGCTACTGGTCAGGAGAGAACATTTGATGCACCGATTCCGACAGTTACAGGTGAAGATCCATCAAGACTATCAGTTATATTTGATGAAGTAATTATTAAAGAAAGACTTGTTGTTGAAGGTGGTAAGTCAAGAACAATTCTATCTCAGTTTGACGGGCCAGTTACATTCAACGAGGTTGTAAAAGTCAATGCTGCAATGACAGTTAATGACTTGATTAAGTTAAATGGAAACTTTGAGATAACAAATGATACTAACTCACATAGTCGTGATACAGGATCACTGATCACAGATGGTGGTATTGGAATCGAGAAGAACTTAAATGTTGGAGAGAACTTCAATGCTTTAGGTATATCAACTGTTAATAATTTACGAGTTACAGGTCTGTCAACATTCACAGGTTTGATGGATATTGATGGTGGTGCTGAGATTGGTGCTTTAAAGATTGGTATCACCACAGTAAATATGCTTGGAACTATTGGTAATAATAATTTAATTATTGATTCTGCTGGCGGTACAACTACAATTCAAGATAATGTCGTTGTAAGTGGTGACTTTAGTTCAAGTGGTGCTACAAATGGTAACATCCGAATCGGTGTTACAGGTGATAATGAAATTGATACTTCATCAGGAAACTTAATAATAGATTCTGCAGGTGGTCTAGTTCAAGTTACTGATAATTTAGCAGTAACTGGTGCAATTACATCTTCAGATTTAACAAGTGGTAATATTAAAATTGGTGTCACAGGTGACAATGAAATTGATACATCATCAGGAAACCTAACAATTGATTCTGCTGGTGGAACAACTACAGTTGACGATAACTTAAATATTACTGGAGACATTAACTTAACTGGTAGTTTCACAGGTTCATCAGTCACATTTAGTGGAAACTTAACTGCTGCTGGAGGAACACTTGGTAATGTTCAAGTTGGTTTAGCAGACAATCAAACTGTTACAACATCATCTGGTAAACTCATATTAGATGCTGCCACAAATGAAGTTGAGATTAATGCAGACATAGATCATAATGGTGCATTAAATACATCTGGTAACTTAGTATGTGGTGGGTCAGGAACATTTAGTGGTGATGTAATCGCATTCAGTTCTTCTGATTTGAATCTCAAAGAAAATTTAGTAAACATTGGTCAAGCAGTTGAAAGAGTCAACAAATTAAATGGTTATACATTTACTTGGAAATCAGGGACAAATTTAGTAGATGAATATTTTGATGGTAAAGAAGATCTTGGTGTCATTGCACAAGAAGTTGAAGCACTTGGATTAGTTGGTCTGACAACCACCAGAGATAATGGTACAAAGGCAGTTCGTTATGATAGATTAGTTCCAATTCTTATTGAAGCGATTAAGGAACTAGATGCAAGGGTAAAATCTCTAGGAGGTTAAATGGCACTACAAGGATCAGGGCAAATTTCAGCAAGTAATATAGCCAATGAGTTTGGTTATACTAATGGATCTGAAACAAGATTAGGATCTTATCGAAGCACAAACGGGCAAGGAAACTTTCCTGTTTCTTTTGGTACTTTATCTTTTAGTTCGATTGATGGTAGTGGTTCAGTTCCAACATCAGGACAAATAAAATTTAGTGATTTTTACAGTACGAAATTACAGCAAGTAGTTAATTTTTATAGTTCTGGTAGAGGTGGTAATAGATTGATAGCAAAAGATAGATATAATTCTGGTGGTTCAAATGATGTAAATGTGGTTGGTAATTATAGAACAAGACCAAATAATTCATCAGGAACAAAAGTACATATTCATGTGAATCAAACAATAGGATCGGAGAAAACAAGAGTTGAACATTGTGCCTTGAGAACTGGTTCATGGGATTCTAGTACAACATTACAGGTTGATATTGGTGGTTCAGGTAGAATCGGAGGTGGCGGTGGCGATGGTGGTCGTGGTTCAGTCAACTCTGGTGGTGGATTTGCAGGTGGACAGGGTACATCTGCGTTAGGTGTTCAGTATAGTCCAACACAAGTGAATGTTGCATCAGGTGGTTTTCTCGTTGCAGGCTTCGGAGGAGGCGGTGGCGGTGGCGGTGCATATGACCACGATAAAAACTCATCAAGAACTGCCTCTGGTGGAGGAGGTGGCGGTGGTGCAGGTATACCGGCCGGTGCAGGTGGAGCAGAGGGTTCTGGTGGAGCAGAGGGTGGCCCCGGAGGAGCAGGTACAACAACTGCTGCTGGTTCTGGTGGAGGTGGTGGAAATAATGATGGAGAAGCAGTAGCCGGTGGTGGTGGAACTGGTGGGTCAGTAGGAGAAGGAGCAGATAATGGTGGCACAGGATTCGGTGGAGAAGGTTCGAGTTCAGGTGGAGGGTCAGCAGGATCTGATGGAGCAGCAATAAGAAGAAATTCAGGATTTACAGTTAATGTAAGTAATAGTGGAACATTGAGTGGTAGCACAACTGCTACAAGTGTGCTATAATATAAGCACTAGATTTTAATCATGGCATTTGAGACTGATTTAATAAGAAGGTATAGTGGTGCTTTCTCGAAAGAGGACTGTATAAAAATAATAGATGGTATTAAATTCTTTGATAAAAACCATCTGCTCTTTTATGATAGAGAAAAACTTACGAGAGAAGATCATAAGACGGTAAATATTTCACATGATTATAATTTTTCAGCATCGAGTCGTATTTCCGAAGAAATTTTCCCCAAAATAAAACCTTGTGTAGATGAATATTTACAAGCATTTAATGTATTAGGTCTAAGAAAATTTTTACTACATGATTTAAAATTAAAACAAATTCCAGCAGGTGGTGGATTTCATGCTTGGCATTATGAAAATGGTGCATTGGATGTTGCTGCACGACAGTTCGTTGTTCAAATATATTTGAATGATGATTTTGATGGAGGTGAAACAGAATTTTTATATCAACAAAGAAGAGAGGAAGCAGTTGCAGGGGATGTACTTATGTTCCCAGCCTCATTTACACATACACATAGAGGTAATCCACCGTTAGGTGGTACTAAATATATCGCAACATCATGGGGGATGATTCAAAGTGAAAATAATTTTTAAAGTAGTAGAATACATATCAGAATCAAATATTATTTCAGTTAAATTTTGCTATGAGAAATCAAGAAAATCTATTGATGATTATGTGCCTATAGCAATAAATTGTGATGAGTTAGACATGTTTGATTATGAAACTTTTTCAGATACTTTAATTAGAAAATTTGGACTGAAAAGAATTAAAGATCAGGATAAAAAACTAGAAACATTACCAGATAATATACCACAGGAAATAGAAGATAAATTTGAGGTACGAGATTTAATAGATAAAGTTATGGAGGGTAAATATCACGAGAGGGATAGATTTACCCTAAAGGTTAGGAGAGTGGAGTTATGAGTTATAAAAGATTTTTTAAAAAATGTGAGGAATTTTCTCTTTGTGGAGTTACCGCAGATGCAGGAGATGTTGACATTGATGGTGCATTAAACAATTATACTATCTACCATATTATTGTAAAAGGTTCTGGGAGATTAGGCACACCATTTAGTTCAGAATATGTTGAGGGAGATACCAAAACAAATAATTTTTATAATGAAAAGCATTTATTAGGTGTTGATCGAATATTTGAAGCATATACTGATACACTCATGTTTGGATTTAATCCTTTAAAACCAGATCAAGATTGGGATGGTAAATTAATTGAAGAATCATTCGTTGGAGACTCAGATAGTTACCTTGTGTGTTTTGATGGAAACCCAGTAGTTAATGGTGTTGAAATGCAGAGAATGGACTATGCAAAGTTGACTGAGAAGAAATATGAAGTAGAATTAAAAGACGGCCTATTAGGTATTTTCACAAAAAAATTCGGATTTAAACTTACATGAAACTTAATCGTAATGAATTGATAGTTTTAAGAGGTGCTTTAAGTGTAAAGAAAATGTACAAGGGAATGAAACACGCACCACATGGAGTAATCATATGGGAAGACTGGATGCAAGATAGTTTGGATAGAATAAATGCTCATATAAAAGAATATCATCCTGATATACCCGATTGGAAATGAAAGAAAACATATCAGCAGAAGCATACGAGACACCATTCCCACATTTAATTTTCCATAATTTTTACAATGAGGAAGAGTTGGAGTTGATATGGGAAGAACTAGATTTTTATACTAAACCTGATAAGTTATTAGATGTAAAAGAGTATCTAGGAGTTGCTGATAAAACAAATGCGAAAGCAATATATCTCGATTTAGTTTATCCAAAAAAATACAGAAAGTTATCTAATATTCTAACAGTTAATCGTAAAATATTTGAACCACAAGTCTTAGAACCATTTTCTAAACTACATGATTGTTGTATGCCCGCATATGATTGTAATTACGATCATACAAAAGTAAGATACTATCATAATGGAGATTATTATGAACCCCATACTGATAACTTCTTTAGTTTCCTTGCTTTCTCATACTTTTATCGTGAACCAAAAAGGTTTGAGGGAGGTGAGTTGTTCTTCCCTAAATATAATTACTCGTTTAAATGTGACAATAACTCACTTATCATGATGCCAGCTTGGGTTGAGCATGGAGTCACTAAGGTCAGTATAAAAGATTCAGACTACTACGATGGATTCGGAAGATATGCCATCACGAGTTTCTTTGGTAATAAACAAACTGAATAAATAACTAAAAATATCGTGATAAATGTCTAATATAAGAAAGACTTTTAATTTCAGAGAGGGTGTACAGGTTGACGATGAGGCTCTTGTTGTAAAGGGAGATCGAGTCGGAGTCGGAACTACATCCCCAGATGAAAGCCTTGATGTCAGAGGAAATGCAAAAGTCATAGGAATAATTACAGCAAACAACTTAGAAATAAGTGGTGTCTCTACATTCTCTCAAGTAAGTATTGGTTCAACTATATCTTTAGATTCTACAAGTGGTGTTGTAACTGCATCATCATTCAAGGGAGATGGTTCAACTCTATCAAACTTACCCACATCACAATGGACAGATGTTAATACTGGTATTGGTGTAACACCGATATATGTGGATGGCAATGTTGGAATCGGAACCACAAATCCTGAGAATGGCCTCCAAATAGGTGGAAATCCAAGTAACGGAGTTGGAGTTGGATTTAATACAGTCGGTGGTGTAGTAGCATCAGGTGTCATTACAGCAACAACTTTTTCAGGTAATCTATCAGGGAATGTAACTGGGGATTTAACTGGAACTGCATCAAACGCAACTCAGGCTGCATCGGCAACTTTAGCAACAAATGCACAGGGGTTGACAGGCACACCAAGTATCACAGTAGCAAATATAAACTCAGCAGGGATAGGAACTATTGCAACTTTAAGTGTGACTGATTTCACAGTTCCCACACTAAAAGGTCATAGTACAATTCGATCAATACATGGAACTACAGTTACATTTATTGTGACTGTTGCAGCAAAGACTTCAGCACACCGATATAATGGTTCAGGTAGTTCAAATGGATATAAAATTGATGGTGTTGAATCGCCATTTATAACTCTCACACCCGGCCGTACTTATCGTTTTGACCAAGCAGACGGAACTAACGCATTACATCCTTTAAGATTTTATTATGATGTAGATAAGACGACTGCATATACGACAGGTGTGACTGTAAACGGAACTCAAGGTTCAGCAGGTGCATATACAGAGATAGTTGTAAGTGATACCACACCAACAGTCTTGCATTATCAATGCTCTAGTCATGCCAAGATGGGTAATGCTGTTCAAACTAACTCAAATATATTAGACACAGAGCATAACTCAACAGTCAGAGGTTCAATGACTGCCACGAGTTTTGTAGGAGATGTAACTGGTAATGTGTCTGGTAATATAACTGGAACTGCTGGTACATTTACTACTCTTGATATAAATGGCGATGTAGATATTGATGGACACGCAGAACTTGATGCACTTAATGTTTCAGGTGTTGCGACTGCTACGAGTTT